GTGAACTCTTTGCGAACGCCCATGCCGCAATAACCAAAAAGATTGAAAATGGAATACCTGGCGTAATCACACCAATGTATGCCATGCCCACACAGAAAAAGCCAATTCCCATGTAGATGTATCTTTTAATTTGGTTCATTGTGAATCCTTTCGTTATTATAATAGTAGTTATCTAATATCAAAAGGCCTGTGTAATTTCTAGGCAGTGCGTTTCCACATGTATACGGTGATGTATGGCTGCCTAAGGTCAACGGACAGTTGATCACCTCTAGGGGTGGATCCATCATATATACTCTGTTCAATTAAAGGAACGTCCGGCGATTGACTGTTCAATCTATATTGTCCACTGGCTCTGATGATACTGACCGCTCTATGAGATGAATAATTTTCAGTGCTAAGAGCAGGATCGACAAGTGTCGTATCATAAATTCTGTGACCGTGATCCGGAAGTTGGTATGGTGTTAGTGTTGTTTCCTTGCCGCCACCTTCTAATTCTGCTTCGCCATAGTCACCGTCAACATCTCCACCGGCCACATAACCAACCGGAACTCTTCCTCCACCAAATGCTACCCAGGTTCCAAAACCTAGCAGTGTCGCTGGATTAGTTGAATTGGAAGCGTTTACATATATGCTGCCAATTGGGTAAACCTGTTGGAGTATTACCGTGACATTTGTAAAGTTATTCGCATCAAGAAAGTATGGACTATCAAATCCATCCAGCAGGTCTGCGTTTGATGCGGATACTGCTGCACCTGACTCTGGCTGTGCTGACCATTTAGCGCCATCCCATTTTAGAACGTCACCTGCTGTTGGAGATGAGTAATCCACATCTAGCAGTGATGTGATGCTTGTTGTGTTTAGGTTTATGGTTCCGCTGTATGCTTCAACTAATACAGTTGAATCATCAGCAATTACGTTTCCAGAATGTGTGCCTGTTGTATTTCCAATTAGGTTGCCTGTAACATTTCCTATAACATCAATTTCAGCAGTTCCGGTCAATACCTCGGAAGGTATTGTTCCTTCACGTGCATTTACCAACAAGGTAGAATCGTCTGCATACACAGATCCTTTTATATCAGTATCAGAAAAATCTACGTCTAGTTGATCACGGAATTCTAATTGTCCTTCACCGTTGGTGACTAGGACTTGATTTGCTGCACCATCCGTTGAGGGAAATTGATAGGTTCCATCACCACCAAGGTGCGTAAAGTTACCATCCATCTCCTCATAGGTTAATGCTTCCCCTTTGTCTGAACGCTTAATTAGTGTCATTGGCTCTGTGTTCCATCGTCATCATAGTGCTTGCCTACATAACTGCTGTAGGCATTTCCACGGAGACCTGGGTTGTCCTTGATGTAATCAAAGACCACGTATTCAAATCTTGCTGTCTGTTGCTTGGTTGGTAAACTTGTAAAAGTAAAACCTGTTGCGTCTAGTTGTGCTTCTGTTTCACTATATTTTGGCATAGCATTATCCGTTTGCTATAACATTAGAACTTGCTGTTGCCGCAGCATTTGGAACCCATGAACCATGCCCGGCTGTTGCATCGCCCAGTCTATGAACGGCAATATTATTTGCAAATACATTTGGAGATGCTCCAACTGCTGGATCACCACAGGCAGTCACATCGCCCCGTCTAACTACATTAGAATTATTTACTGAAACATTACTGCTGCCTGTAGCATAAGGAGTTTGGTGGAACGGACTAGGTGTCGGACTTGCATGTCCGATATGAACATCCTGACCAACTCTTACTATTCCTGGCATTATGTAACAAGTCCTGTGGTTGATTGAATGTATTGTTTGGCCATCGTCTCCATTGTCTTTGTGATAGTGATTACATTCTTTTCATTAAACTTTAATTGTGCTTTTTCAGGATCAACAGTAAACATATAAGGAGCAAGGCCCATGCCTTTGGGTGTTTGTGCTAACATGAGAGGTTTTGAAATAGTAAATCCGTCCGATGTTTCTTCTACCAGTTTGCCAACAATTTCTTCTCCACTTGATAACTTGATTGAAACTATATCATTTTCTTTGTATGGTGTTTCGATTAACATTATAGTGTATGTCCTGTTCCGTTGTATCCTGTGTCATCTACGTATTTCGTAAAAGCATCATAGCCACCGATTTTCTTTCCGTTGATAACAATTTGTGGAACTGTTCTTGCGTTTGGAAATTGTTCCATTAGTTCTTCTCTTGTGTAGTCTGTGCCTAGTGATTTGTAAGTGTAATTAAATCCTCTAGTTTCGCAGAAACTCTTTGCCTTGTCGCAGAACGGACAGGCTGGTTTTCCATAAATCTCAATCATCGTGTGTGTCTCCATTTGTTAATTTGTTTTTCTAGTTCTTTGTCTGATAGTGTGTATTTGTATTCACCAGACACTATTCTTCTAAATTTTTTTAATAATTCTATTTTCCAATCAATAAGCAATAAAAACCAATATCTTATATTATCAATCATAAACTAACCTGAATAGATTGTCGAACCTTTTTTATCTATGACCCTAATCATTATTACTCCTCTTTTTTTCTTTTGCAGAGCAGCAGATATTGCCTGTGCTTCAGAACCGTAGGTTCCAAAAGTAGTCCAACTTTCGTATGGTGTATGTTTTTTAAACTGCGCTTTATACATATCATTACTTATCTTATAAAGTGAAACCCTTGAACGTATCCTTTTCTACATCCTGTTTTACACCACCAACGATATAACTTTCTACTTCGGTTTCCTGTGGAGCAACCTGTAGACCCGATGAACTCAACCAGTGTTGTGTCCAAGGTAGAGGATTTTGTGTTAAAGGAACATCATAGATAGTTTTAAGACCTAGTGCTTTCAAACGTTTGTTAGCAATAAATTCGACATATTTGTGTAGTAGATTAGCATTTAGTCCAACTATTGAACCTTTTGCGAAAAGATAGTCTGCCCAACGCTTTTCTTCATCCACACACTGTCGCCACATTTCATAAACTTCTTCCTCACATTCTTTTGCAATCTTAACAAAGTCTGGATCATCATCACCTTTGGCCCAGTGCTTGAGAATGTGGGTTGACAAGTTTAAGTGTGTTGCTTCGTCACGAGCAATCAACGAAATAATCTTTGCTGAACCTTCCATCAATTTTAATTCGCCAAATGCAAATGTGCAGGCAAATGAAACATAGAAACGCAGTCCTTCGAGAATGTTTACAGTCATCATTGCCTTGTATAACTGCTTCTTAACTTCATACATATTTCCCTTACCTTTGTTGAAGTATTCGTTAGCAGCATCATAAAATTTGTCGTATTCTCTTGTTACACTTTCTGCTCTTGCAATAATTTCCTTATCATCAAGGATAGTATCAAATACTTCACTTGGATTTGCATACACGTTCTTAACAATGTGTGTATACGAACGGCTATGAATAGTTTCTTGAAAGTCCCAACATACAATGCACGATTCCAATTCCGGATTAGAACAGTAAGGTAAAAAAGCAAGACATGGTCCTCGACCCTGAACGCTATCCAATAGTGTTTGATACTTTAGATTAGATGTAAAAATGTGCTTTTGTTCCTCACGAAAGTCTTGGTAATCTGCTCTATCTTTCTGTAGAGAAACTTCCTCAGGACGCCAAAAGTATCCTAGCATGGTTTGATTAAGTTTGTCATATTCCGGATAACGAAATACGTCATAACGTTGTGTGTTACCATCCTCACCAAAGAACATAAATTCTTTTGTAAAGTCCACTTTCTTTTTGTTGAATACTGTTTTAGCCAATTTTTGTTTCTCTCTCTTTCCTGTCATAACCCATTAAATGTTACAAGCCTCGCACTCTTCGCCGTCCAAATCTTCTGACGGAACAGTCTCGCCACCATTAGCGTGACCGTTTACGTGACCGTTTACGTGACCATTCATTGTGCCGTTCATTGTAGCACCGTTTACTTGTGTGTCAACAACAGTTTCTTCCAATCCTGCTGGTTGAACTGTATCTTCCTCTCCCTTAAAATCATAGGTGTTCTGATAGTAACTTGTCTTCCAACCCATTTTGTATGTGGTTAGCATGTCCTTCATCATAATACTCAATGGAACTTCATTGTTTTCAAAGTGTGTAGGATTGTATGACCAGTTGCCTGAAATAGATTGATCAAAGAATTTCTGCATTGCGGCAACAATATTAATGTAACCCTCGTTGCTTGGCATGTCCCAAAGCAGTGTGTAAAAATTCTTCAGTTGATTATACTGCGGAACAACCTGTTTAAGAGGTCCTTTCTTCGACTTCTTAATGGACAGGAATGCTCTAGGTGGTTCGATACCGTTCGTTGCGTTCGACACAACGGAACTGCTCTCCGATGGCATTTGTGCGGACAGCGTTGAGTGCCGTAGCCCGTGTTCCTTGATATCCTTGCGTAGATCATCCCAATCATATTTTAGTGTTGCCTTGATTACTTCATCAACATCTTTCTTGTATGTGTCAATTGGAAGGATACCATCCGCATACTTGGTTCTGCTGTAGTATTCACAGGCTCCTTTTTCTTTTGCTAGATCATTTGAAGCAACCAATAGATAGTATTGGAATGCTTCTGACAATTCGTGAACCAGTTTCCACGCTTTCTTGTCCGAGTATTTAACCTTGTTCTTTGCAAGATAGTGTGCAAGTCCAATGTAGCCAACTCCGAGAGAGCGTCTTGCTTTTGTGCTAATCTCAGCAGCCTTAACAGGGTAACCTTGATAGTCAATAATTTCTTCTAATGCTCTAACTGCTAGATCACACAAGTTTTCTAATTCTTCTAGATGATTGATTAATCCCACATTAATTGCAGAAAGAATACATAACGCAATTTCTCCTTCCTCATCATCAATGTGTTGAATAGGTTTGGTTGGCAGTGTAATTTCCTGACATAGGTTGCTCATAAATACAGGATCCTTAAATGAACTGTGGCTGTTTGTGTGATCCACATTCATGATATAGATTCTACCTGTTTCAGCACGTTCCTTTAACAGATCACCGAACAAGTCCATTGCTTTAATTTTTTTCTTCTTGATTGAAGTTTTTCTTTCTGCCGCTTCATACGCTTCTTTAAACTTTTCGTTATCACCAGAATAGAATGCATCATAAACTTCTGGAACTTCATGTGGCGAGAAAAGAGTAATGTCTTGACCGGCTAACAGCCTTTCATAGAACAATTTGTTAATCTGAATTGAATAGTCTAGTTTACGCACACGATTATCTTCTGTGCCTTTGTTGTTTTTAAGAACTAGAATATCTTCAATTTCATAGTGCCAAATGGGAAAGTGTGTTGTAGCACTTCCGCCACGCACGCCATTCTGTGTGCAACTTCTTACTGTTGCTTCATATACCTTTAGGAAAGGAACTACTCCCGTGTGTGCAACTTCTCCACCTCGTATCTTTGAGTTGATTGCTCTAATTCTTCCTGAGTTGATTCCAATTCCTGCCCTTTGAGCAATGTAGTAACCGATCGCACTATTGCTGCTAAAGATGCTAGGAAGAGTATCAGCAACATCAACAAGAACACA